CTTATGCTTTCTCGGTTACGTTCGCGGCGGCCACCTATCAACACGGGCAAGCGATACGCGTGGCATACTTAGCAAATGGCAATCTTTAGCAGGTCAGTAAACAAAGCGGCGATATCGCCTGAGCCAACTAAAGCGGCGGCGGCTGGTAGTTATTACAGCAACAGCGTCAACAACGGTGGCGCAAATATGGTTGGCCAGTACTACTCGTACGTAGAAGGCGACGCACGCAATCGTGCAATGAGCGTGCCAACTGTTAGTCGAGCGCGCGATCTCATGGCCAGCGTCATCGGTTGCATGAATTTAAAGATGTACAACGAAATTTGGAACGGCAACGAAATGGAAAAGTTGCCGATTGCACCGCGCACTTGGCTACGCAAAATAGACCCAACATTGCCAAACAATTTTATTTTGTCTTGGACATTTGACGATCTATTTTTTTACGGTCGCGCGTTTTGGTACATTACGTCGCGCACAGCCGACGGATACCCAGCGTCGTACACTCGACTACCTGCAGCAATGGTGCAGACTTTAGATCAGTCAGGGCCAGTTTGGTTTGCGCCATCAAAACAAATTATTTTCCAAGGCGGCAATTTAGACTCAAATGATGTTGTGCAATTCTTGTCGCCAATTCAAGGCATCGTTTACCAATCAACGCAATCCGTATCTACGGCGTTACAACTTGAAGCAGCACGTCACAGAAACTCTACGTCAGCAATACCGGCAGGCATCTTGCGTCAAACTGGCGGCGAGCCATTAAGCGCACAAGAATTAGCCGATCTTGCGGCCGCGTTTAACGTGGCGCGCGCAACTAATCAAACTGCAGCGCTAAACGAATTTGTTACCTACACAGAAACGCAAACTAGCCCTGACAAAATGCTTTTAATTGACAGCGCCGAATTCCAAGCAATGGAAATGGCTCGACTATGCAATATCCCGCCGTACCTTGCGGGCGTGTCGGTCGGCAGTTATTCGTATCAGTCGAGTGCTGAAGCGCGCATGGATTTGTGGACATTCGGCGTACGCGCTTACGCAGACTGCATTGCTGGCACATTAAGCGGCAACAACGTGCTACCTAACGGCACATATGTTGAATTTGACGTAGAGCAATATTTGTCGGGCGAGTATTCCATGAGTGATTACCGTGAGGACAATTCCGAAACACCGATACCAAATGGAGTACTATAAATTTTATGATCAGATTTACCCCCAATCAAAAGATCACGGTTGATGCAGCGGCGGCAGAGGGCTTGCCGTCGCGCTCAATCTCAGGCGTGGCAGTTACATACGACGAAACAGCCACAGTTAATGACGGCACTAAAGTACGATTTTTGCAAGGGTCGTTGCCAGTCACGGGGCGCGACCCAAAACTATTTATGCAGCACGACAGCAATCAGATTGTCGGCAAAGTAGTTGAGCGCGTGGACACGCCACAGGGCATGATGTTTACGGCCAAGATCAGCGCCACTCGACTAGGCGATGAAGCTTTGACGCTGGCAAATGACGGCGTTATTGACGCCGTATCGGTAGGCGTAACCCCAACAAAGTTTAGTTATGACGAGGAAGGCGTGATGATTGTTGAGGCGGCTAATTGGCAAGAATTGTCGTTGGTCAGCGAGGGCGCGTTTAGCGGTGCAATCATTACCGACGTCGCAGCCAGCAAGCCTGACGAGGTAGCCGAGGGTATCCCCGAAACCGAATTGACAAGTGCTATACAATCAGAACAACAAGAACAAAAGGACACAACCCCTATGAGCGAAACACCAGCAACACCAGTAGTTGAGGCAGCACAGTCAACAGTTGACAAACTTTGGGCGCAACCTGCACGCGAATTCAAAATGCCAACACCGGGCGAATACATGGCAGCAATGGCAATCGGTGGCGACACTTTTGCAAAAGTTAATCTTGCATACAAAGATGCAGTTAGAAAACAGCAGTCAGCGTTGCAAGCAGCAGCGGGCGACATTTTGACAACTGATACACCGGGTCTTTTACCCGTTCCCGTACTCGGACCGTTGTTCCAAGACTTGAACTTTGTGCGACCAGTTGTTAGCGCATTTGGTGCGCGTGCAATGCCGAACACACCGTCAAAAACTTTTATTCGACCAACAATTACTACGCACACTTCGGCCGCAACACAGACCGAAGGTTCGGCAGTTAGTGCAACAACAATGGTTATCGCATCAAACACAGTTACTAAAACAACTGTTGCTGGTCAAGTAACAATTACTCGACAGGACATGGACTTTACAGACCCAAGTTCAATGAACTTAATCTTAAACGATCTTGCAGGCGAGTATCTCATTAAAACTGATGACGTTGCAGCCGACGCACTTGTTGCAGGTAAAACTGCATCAGGCTCGACATGGACAGTTACGGCAGGCGACCCAACATCGCTGATTGAGTCTTTGTATGACGCGGCACGCGAAATTACTGAGGACAGCAACTACTTCCCAACACACTTGTGTGTATCGCCTGACGTTTGGCAAAAACTTGGTCAGCAACTTGACTCAAGCAAGCGACCAGTACTCGGTTACACAACTGACGGTGTGCTTGGTCAAAATTCAATTGGTAAAGTTGGCGGTCTTGCTTACACAGCAATGGACGTATTTGGTCTTAAATTGGTTGTTGATAACAATTTTGCAAACGGCACAATGCTTGTCGTTTACGCACCGGGCTTTGAGATCTACGAGCAACAACAGGGCATTTTGTCTGTTGATGTTCCGTCAACTCTTAGTCGCACATTTAGTTACTACGGTTACTTCTCAACATTTGTTGCCAAGTCATCGTTCATTCAGGGCATCGTAATCGCCTAGTCGCATGGCGGCTACACCGCTATGGCGACCTATCTAACAGCGTCAAAACAGTTACTAAATAACTACGCCTGCATATCAACGCTCGAGCCAACCGACATACAGGTTGGCGACAGCATCGTTGTCGCAAGCATTGCCGCACCATTTAACGGCACGTTTACCGTATTGTCATGCCCGCAATACGAATACACGGGCATAGATAGCACTACAGGCGAATGGACATTTAACGAGAACGTACCGCGCGCTAATCAAGTGCTTTACGCCTGCACAGGCGATGCAGTCGAGTACAGCGCGTTCTACACAGGCACAGTCTCGTTTACACCTACCTGCACTTGGGTTACGGTCGCAAACCTTGTCACCTATCTTGGCGTGTCAATCACTAACCCATCTGACGATTACACGCTGGCTACTCAGGCCGTAAGCGCTGGCAACCAGTTTTGCAGCCGCCGACGCGCCGAGGCATCGTACAACGACAATTTGAGCACGGCGCCGAGTGGTGACGTTTTGTTGGGAACAATTATGTATTGTGCAGCGTTGTGGCGTAGTCGAGGCAGTCTAGAAAACGTGTTTGCGTCGTTTGACAACATGGGTACAGCACCGCAACAGTCAATGACACCGATTGTTAAACAGTTGTTAGGTATTGACAGACCTGCGGTGGCTTAGTGCCTGCACCGTACAACGATCTATTTAACGAGGCGCTAGACGATCTGAGCGCCACGCTGACAGCCGTAACAGGCTTACGGGTAGTAAACGACCCGACAAAACTTGTGCCTAATTGTGTGTTTATTACGGCGCCAAGTTTTACGACCATTGCAGGCAACGGCAACATTGTGCGTATGGATTTCCCAATCAAAATTGTTGGCAGCGGCCCAGCAGGGTTGCCCGTGTTGCGTGAGATTTTGCAGATCACCGCGCTAGTGCTTGGGTCAAGCGTTATTGCAATGTCGGGCAGACCGGGCACACTCGACATAGGCGGCCAAGAATATCCGTGTTATGACGTGGCAGTTGGCTTGCAAGCGCAAACGGCGTGAGCATACACACGCATATCGTTGCGGTATGGTAAAACTATAAAGACACCCAAGGAGTATCACAATGGCAACTAGCACTTATCTTTCAAACCCAGTCGTGCTTATCGGCGCGTCAAGCGCAGCGACAACAGACATCACCGATCAGGTATCGGCAGTAACCGTTAACTACGTTGTTGAGGCACTTGAGGACACCGCGTTTGGCTCGACTGCACGCACTAACACCGCTGGCTTGCAATCAAACAGCGCCACGTTGACTTTGTACGCATCGTTTGCATCGGCTGAGAGTTACGCAATTCTTGCGCCACTTGTCGGCACAAAGTGCTACATCAAAGTAACTCCAGCATCAGGTTCGAACACCGCAACTAACCCGGGTTTTGAATTGACAAACACTTACCTAAGCGCGTTGCCAGTAATGAACGCAAACTTGGGCGAGTTGGCTACCTACGACATTGAACTTATGGGTGGCGCATACACAGTTGACGTAACGTGATCTAACGCGCCATAACTGGCCGAGAACAGGACAAGGCAATGCGATTAAAACTTAAAGTAGATTTACAAGACGGCGTAGCGCCAGTCGAGTTAACAACAAATATGTTTGTTATCTGCGAATGGGAAAAAACTGAGGGTCGCAAAATTAGTGACGGCAAAGGTATCGGCTACACCGATCTAGTTTGCTGGGCATACAACTTGCTG